ACACGGTGGTCGCCAATAGTTCGGGACTCCAGTGGAAGTTGGTGAAACACTAAATAAATTCGATTAGATCATGATGTTTTTTAATATAACAGTTGTAGCATAGGATGACAGACTGATCAATTAGGTGAAACACTTCTTTGCGGCTATCATCGCTTGTTCCAACTCTTTTGGATACCTTGCGTATTTCTGCATCATGCGGCCAGAATTTGAGACAGACATGTTCTGACTCTCCACAATGAATACATGATTTTTGTGTAAGAAATTCATTTAAAAGAAACATTCGTTTCTGATAATTTTTTCGTGACACTTTTTTGATAGTGTCTTTATATTTTTCATAATGTTTATTCATAGTTCTATTTATATGATATAACACTTATAAAAACGAGTTGTGTAAAAGAGGGATTTTATAAATATCCGTATAACAATAACAACTCTTTAAGTTAGGAGTAAAGACATGGGATTTCTAGTATCACCTGGCGTACACGTCAGAGAAATCGATCTTACAAATGTCATTCCAGCAGTATCCACCTCTATTGGTGCTATTGCAGGACCATTTGCAAAAGGTCCGGTTAGTTCCGTTACTGCAATTAATTCAGAAGAACAACTCTTGCAAACATTCGGCAAACCAAATGGTTCAAATTTTGAGTGGTGGTTCACTGCTGCAAACTTCTTACATTATGGTGACGCCCTTCGCGTAGTTCGCGCAGAATCAGCCGTTCTAAACGCTGGTGCAAATAGTGGTATCCTCATTCGTGATGATGACCATTATGAAGCATCCTTCTCCACGGGACAAGGTTCTCATGGTGAGTGGGCTGCTCGTACTGCTGGTACTTGGGGCAACTCAATCGGCGTAGATATATGCCCCGGCAAACGCGCATTTTCACAGCAACTTGGTTCTCTTAACCTAGTTAATGGTGCTGGTGCAATTGGTGACCTATCTATCACAGTTGATGATCAAGATACAACTGATGCGTCAATCATAATCGGGGACATCATTCAGTTCTACGATGCAAGTGCTATCGTTGCACTAGTTAACGGTGCAATCACAGTGGAAACAAAAAACCTTGTGGTTGATGGTAATACTGGTACAATCGCAGTTGGTGCGCGAGTTCTTGGTGCAGGCATCTCTGATGGTGACGTAGTGGTTAAGGTTGCCACGGTTACTGATCAGCAAAATGTCGTCCTTGATAAAGCAATCACAGTTGCCGACAATGCAGCTCTGGTGTTTTCAGCAGCTGCTGGTCATGACAGAGTGGAAACTGGTAATGTCGAGTACGAAGTTACAGCAATTTCTAGTGAAGATTTAACAATTCGTTTGTTAGACGATCCTGCTGGTGCTGGACTTCAGACGATTATTCCTGATAATTCTCTAATTCGTCGTCGCTGGCGTTTCAGTGACTTGTTTGACAGTGCGCCTGGCACATCTGCTTGGGCCACTGCAAATGCTCGTGGTGAAGAGGATGAATTGCATATTGCGGTTTATGACAAAACTGGTGACATCACTGGTTACGATGTTGATGTTAAGGGACAACGAACAAGTTCAGTGATTGAAGTGTGGCCGTCATTATCTAAAAACTCAGCTGCGAAGTCAACTCAAGGTGGTAATAATTACTATACAGATGTTATCTTTCGTGGTTCTAACTACATTTTCTGGACAGATCATATTTCTGCTGGTACTAACTGGGGTACAGATGTTGCAACGGGTACGGACTATACAATAGTAAGTGGTGTCAGTGTTGATACTTTAACAGGTGGAACGGACGATTACTCTGTTACTGCTGGTGAAGTTGAAGTTGCATATGACAAGTTTGCTGACACAGAAAATCTTGATATCAATCTGATTATGGGTGGTCCAAGTTCAGGTGTTGCAGATACAGAGGCTGGTCAGGATACTCTTGTAACCATGATCACAGACCTCGTTGAAGATCGTAAGGATTGTGTTGGTTTTGCATCACCTTATCGTGCTGCGGTTGTCGGTGTTACATCATCCATCACTCAGACACAAAATGTTAAAGATGCATTTGACAAGTGTCCATCATCTTCGTACATGGTATTCGATAGTGGATACAAGTACATGTATGACAAATACAACGATGTATATCGATTTGTTCCTTTGAACGGTGATACTGCTGGTCTTTGTGCATACACAGATGGTGTTGAGACCCTTGGTTCTCACCAGCGGGTTATAATCGCGGTAGTGTTCGTGGTGCAATAAAGCTTGCATATAACCCAATGAAAGCGGATCGTGATATTCTTTACAAGGCTCGGATTAACCCAGTGGTTGACTTTCCTGGCCAGGGTGTAACACTCTTTGGTGATAAGACTGCTCTTACAAAACCAAGTGCATTTGATCGCATTAACGTGCGCCGACTGTTCCTTGTTCTTGAGAAAGCAATCGCTACTGCTGCTAAGTATATGCTCTTTGAGTTCAACGATGAGTTTACACGGGCACAGTTCCGTAACATGGTCGAACCATTTCTACGAGATGTACAGGGACGAAGAGGTATTTTCGACTTTAAGGTGGTCTGTGATTCGACTAATAATACTGGTGAGGTCATTGACCGCAACGAGTTTATTGGAGACATCTATATCAAACCCGCTAGGTCAATCAACTTTATTACACTAAACTTCATCGCCGTGCGAACTGGTGTTGCGTTTAGTGAGGTAGGAGGTTAATCATGGCTAATATAGATGACTTTAAAGCAAGTTTAATCGGTGGTGGTGCAAGAGCCAACCAATTTAGGGTAACTATTACTCCACCATCAGGTATCGCAATCGGTCTTGATACTCGTAGAACTTCGTTTCTTGTAAAAGGTGCGGCATTACCATCCCGTGCAATCACTGAAATTCCTTTGAAATTCCGTGGTCGTACAATCTACATGGCGGGTGATGCAGCTGAACCAGAAGCTTGGGAAGTTACATTTCTTAATGACACTGACTTTATGATTAAGAATGCAATCGAACTTTGGTCAAATGGTATCAATGATTTCGCATTGAATACTGGTGTTGTTTCTCCTTCTGACTATCAGACAGACTTAACTGTTGAACAGTTGGATCGTGACGAAACAGTTCTGAAGACATATATTCTTCGTAACTGTTGGCCAACGACAAGTGGTTCTGCAATTGAACTGAGTATGGATAGTGAAAGTGCAGTTGAAGAATTCTCAGTTTCTTGGAGATATCAGCACTTTGAAGCTTCTGGCGTAAACTTCTAATTTGAACCTACTAAATAGACAGTAGGAGATAAAAAGATTATGGCAGAATTATTCGGCTTTTCAATACAAAAAGCAAAAAAGGATCAGGGGCTCAGTGGAAAAACTTTCACTGACCCCACTCCTGATGACGGCGCAATTGAGATTGCAGGCGGTGGGTTCTTTTCCTCTGTACTAGATACAGATGGACGGGAGCGCTCTGACCTTGACCTCATTCGTCGTTATAGAGATATTTCTATGCAATCGGAGTGTGATGCTGCGGTTGAAGATATTGTGAATGAAGGTATCATTTCAAATCTAAATGATATTCCAGTAAATATCGATTTAACAAATCTAAAATACGGCGATAAAATTAAAAATAGAATTCGAGTTGAGTTCATGGAAGTTCTAAGACTTCTTAATTTTAATGAAAAGGGTCATGATATCTTTCGTCGTTGGTATGTTGATGGTCGTATATACTACCACAAAGTTATCGACAATAAAGACCCACAGAAGGGTTTAACCCACCTAAGATTTATTGACCCAACTAAAATTCGTAAGGTTCGAGAAACAAAAAAAGACCCTAGCGTTGACCAGAATGGTGTTGAAATGGTCAGTAAGGTAGATGAATATTTTATCTACAGCGATAAGGGTTTTGCAAGCTCAGGTTCTCAGGGTAATGATCAGGGAATTAAAATTGCTGCTGATTCAGTAGTATATGTTCCATCAGGACTCCTTGACAACAACTCTGGTCGAGTTATCTCGCACCTACACAAAGCAATCAAACCAGTTAATCAGTTGCGTATGATCGAAGATGCGATTGTTATCTATCGTATTTCTAGAGCACCAGAACGTAGAATTTTCTATATTGATGTTGGTAATCTACCAAAGGTTAAAGCAGAACAGTATCTAAAAGATGTGATGAATCGTTATCGTAACAAGTTGGTTTACGATGCAAGTACAGGTGAGATTCGGGATGACCGTAATCACATGTCAATGTTGGAAGACTTTTGGCTCCCACGCCGTGAAGGTGGTCGAGGCACAGAGATCACGACATTACCCGGA